CGGCAATACGGCGTACTAGTAATTCAAAAAGAATGCCGCTGTTTTTAATTTTGTTGTGTTTGATGTTCATATGTTATCCGTATTAGACGAGTAAACAACCACCATATATAAGTAAATATAATCAAACATTATTAACCGTCCGTTTTATCATCATTTACTATTGTTTCCGTTATCATTTGTTTATATTTACTCATACCACTTCGTTTTAGACTAGCTAAGAAATGTCTAGCTTCTCCTGATAATGTTCGTGTGGTTGCTTTTTTATTTTCTTTGTGTCCCAACGGATCCCGACCAAGGGGATGTCTGTCAGTACCAAATTTTAATCCTTCCGGTGGGCGTCCACCCTTTCGTTTCATTAAAATTTCTTCCAATTCAGATTCTTCGTCATCTTCCATATCTTCTAAACTTGAAAGAATTTGATCAACATCATCAATTTGTGCTTCTTCATCTGATACCGGCTCCTCTTCAGTACTGCCGGGCTGTTGTCCTTCGGGTGGTGCATCTTCCGGTGGAATTGTACCACCTTCCGGTCCACCGGGCATTGGTGGTTGCATTGCTGCTTGTTGTTCTTGTTGACGTTTCAAATCTTCTTTAATCTTCTCACGTTCTTTTTGAATTTCGTCATCAGACATTTCCAAAATATTATTATATACCCAATCTTGTGAAAACAAAATAGTTTGCCCACCCGTCATGTCTTTGGCAAGTGCAAATTTTTCTTTCCAAATATTAATTTTTTCTTGTTCATACAACGTAGATGGATTTGTTAACGACAGTTCAAAATTAATCAACGTTTCGTCAGTAAATCCTTGTACATACAAATGAATGATAGCAATCTTGGTCAATTCTGAAATCATAATACGTTGTACTCGTTCAATGGTACGAGCAAATCGTACATCTTGAGCCGCAAGTGTTGCTTTACCATTTACATCTTCTTCATATCCAATAAATGATTTTGGTACCTTGAATGCCGCAAGAAGTTTGTTACGGAGATACTCAATATCTTCAATTGCATTGAATTGTAATCCTTGCATTGTTTCAATTTCAGTTCCACTATCTTTGCCACGAACTGGAAGATAAAAATCTTCCGTAATATTCATCATGTTATAACGAAGATTATAATCACCCGTTTTTGGATCAACCAACGGAATTTTTTTCATCCGGTCAATAATGCGTTGCATGTATGTTTCTACTTCTGCCGGTGGAATATTTCCAATGTCAATTTTAAATTTTCGTTTATCGGGAGCTCGCATAATACGATGAATTAACATTGCATCTTCCATTAATTGTAACTGCTTCCATGTACGGCGGCCGCCCTCAATAATAGCTTTTCCGTACGGAAGAAAATTTGTATCGGCTAACAAACGAAAATGAGCAACTTCATAATTTTCAAATTCTGTTTTACCTAATGCCAAAAAATCATTTTGTATCTCAAAGCGTACAGAAAAGGGATTTTTTGGATCTTCGCCTTCAACACGAATAGTTTCATATACTGATAAAGGTATTACATTAACAATTCCATATTCAGGATCAATATCCAAGTATAAAAAGAAATCACCGTACTTTGCCATATTTCTGATCCATGGCTGTAAATTGAATTCTATATTAAGAATGTCATAAAATAAATTATGGAGAATTTCTTGGATTTTAGTATCATCGGTTTTGATTGTCAAAACACGATTAAATTCATCTTTAACGGTTGATTCATCTGCATAAATGTCCAAAATAGAAGAGATAATAGGATCATTATCCATCATGTCATAATCGCGGAATAATTGAAGACGTGCGCCTTGAAATGCGGCAGCTGCTTCATATCTACCTTGATGTGACCCATATCCACCGGTTGCTGAATTATATACTCGGTGATAGCGATCAACGCCTCGACGGTTGACAAATGATTGAATCTGATCAGTATCAGCAATGCGAAGTTTTTTTCCGCCGACATTACGAACTACTGTGTTAGTGGAAAAAAGTTTCTTTAACCGACTAAAAATACTATTATCTGCCATAATTCCTCACTTAATAGGATAATACTTCGTCTAACGCCTTAACTACCGTAGTACAATCAATCTTTTGTTGTTCACATATAGATACTACGGCTTCTTTCAGTTCGTTAATTTTTGCTTGTACTGCCGCAACTAAAATTTTCCATTCTACCAAACTACTTTCGGTACGTAATACTGGCTTAGTATTCAACTGTGCGGCCATCATATGTACTTCAGTACACAATTCCATTAATTTTTTGGATTGTGTGGAAGTTAGTTCTGGATATAATTTTTCCATTACAACTTGTACTCTCATCAAATTGATACGATTTTCTGCATTCTCTAATAATAAATCTTTCAAACGAATCATTGATCTTTCTCCTTATTGAGATGCTTTCGCATCTTTTTGACATCTTTAGGTTTTGGTGCGCCATTAATATATCCACCGGGAAGTACTAACCCAATACCTCCAGTTGGTGCTCCGTCTTCTCTTGTAATCTTTTGTGGTTCCACGTATTTTTTTAATTTTGTATAATAATCTGGTACTTCTTTAAGGTGTGCTGCGGCAATCATTGCAGTTTTCACTAAACTACCATCCGTCACATCTTGATGTTCTAATTCCGTATTCATACCCAAAACAAATTGGTTGAAGTCAAAATCGTATCCCATGTAATCATAAATACGTTTTGCTTCTTCCTTACTAATATAAGTATCTCCGCTCATGTAGGGAGTTTCTTTTTTTGGGGCTTCTTCCTTGAGTAAATCGCGGAGACGTATCATTATAAGTCCCAGGGTCGGTTTGTCCACTTTTTTACAACATCAAAAGATACTTGCAATTTTTCACTAATTTGTTTACGAGTATATCCTTGTGATTTTAATTCTTGTAACTGATTATACATTTCTAACGTCAATGACCGACGAGTCAACGCTCTTTTATTAATTTGTTCAGAAGACCATTTTACCCACGGCTTTTTCATACCACGATGTGCTTCTGAAATTTTCAATTTACTTTCTTCTTTGTGTAGTTTACCGTGCATTCTATCATAATTTTTCTGCTTTCCCTTCAGCGAGTCACTTCGTTTTTTATTAGATTCTTCGGTCATAATAATTCCATTATTACCATCACCACCTAATGTTGAATTATATCCATTATTATATGAGTCATATAACTGAATGTAATATACTTCTCTTTCCTTACTTTCTGATGCTGATAAGTTTTCTTCCAAAATTTCCACAGTCCAATTAGTTACGTCATATTTTTTTAATGCGTTATCAAATTTGCAGTTTGAATTACCTTTATAAGACCTACGAATATGCTGCGCCCATCGGTCATTAACCGATTTGGACGTATATCCTATGTAACATTTATTTGTAATAGAATTTGTAATTTTATAAACTAACGCCATATTACCAAGCCCTACAACTCCAGTATCTTGCACTGGTTCTGTCTTTTGCAGTTGAACATTTATGTCTTGCTCTAAAACTTTTTCTACGACCTGGAATGTTTTTCTTTATTTTCATATTTGGATCACCAAAATTCACTTTTATTGTATTTCCTTTTTTATTTTTTACATATACAGAAAATTTTTTAGGTCCACCGGACGTTCTAAAAGGCTTGCCCAAAGATACTTTGCGTCCTTGGTATTCTGCTTCTTCCAACATCTCAACATGTTCTAATATATATTTGTGTAAACATGCGGGACAAAACTCTCCATCGTATATATTGTCCACATCTTCTTGGAGTTTTTGTTTAACAGGTACCCATTTTCCATCACGGGTAAATCCTAAAGTTTTTCCAGACGAATCCGTCCAACGACCCCACCCGGCATGGATTGCACCTTGTGGAGCAATTTGTTTTTCTTCCGGCGATGCGCTTTTTTTAGAAGTTGGTCCGCGCATTCGCATTCTGTGGAGCATCTCCATTTCTTGATTGTCTTTATCAATTTGTGTATTGGAATATGCTTTTAACTCACGCTGTGCGGACAAAATTTTATTTTTATCACCCGACGTTATTGCATCTTGGTGTGTTGTCATTAGGTTGGTAAGATGACCTTGTTTATATTTTGGTAATTTTTTTGTTGCTGCAACAACTTGACTTACTAATTCTTTTGTTTGTTCTGGATTTATTTTACGTTTGTCTTTTGTATCACGTACAAATTGTTTGACAGAACGTACCATATCGCCACTCATAATCCCTCCTGTTACCAGTACTGCAGGAACACCAAACCCTACAACTACACCTTGAACTGGTGTTAGTTGCCCAGATGCTACCAACCCAGATATAGCGGTTATCCAACTATTAATACCTTTACCAATAAAGTGAGCGGATACTGCTGGAACTTCTGTGATAACTTCCTCATTTTCTTCTTTAATCGGTACGCAGTCGGGAACCATCTTGTCACCTTTGGCCTTCATCCCAATTTGTCTGTATCCTTCCCAACAAGCTTCTGTAATGTTATCCATATTATGTACTCTTTTTATATGTTGCGACCATTGTTGGTTTGCCGCCTGGATTTCCTGCTCGTCTTTTGCGGGTCACGGCTGACCGTTTTTCGCTCTTACTCATTGCTGCCGCAGAACGAGCTGGGCGACATTTTGGATATTTTGCCGAACCACCCCTGCGTTCCTTTTTTCCAGCAGATGCACCGCATGGAGGATGTTTTCCGCTCTTGTCTTTTCTGGAAATATCTACCCACTTTTGACGAAGCCATTTTCCAAGGTTGCCTTTAGTTTTGTATTTTTCATCAAGTTCTTCAATTACTTCATCTAACAGATCAGACAAGCTAATCATTTTTTTCCTTTTTTCCAACCACCACCCATACTCTTGTACTTCTTTGCTGCCCATAAATTTGCATAGGCAGATGGATACACTTTAAATTTTGAACGAGCTGCGGCCTTTGCTTTAGCCCACTTATCTGGACTCGTTGGGGTATTTTTTTCTAACAATGAAAGAACTTCTTCTATTTTTTTGTTGTGCGGATTATTATCGTACTTATCATACGTATCAAAATCCGGTTGTGGTGCGGAAAATGTATCACCTGTATATTCGTTGGTGACTTTTCCACATCCACATCCTTCGTCACATCGGCAAATATCGTCGTAAAAATCGGTATATTTCATGATAATATTTTTAACTTGTACAACGTAGAACTAATCAACCCAGAAATTTCATCCACCGTATTATTTAATTCACCATCTTGCGGAAGTGATCCGCGGATACCATCAACAAATTTTTGTAATCCCATGAAATATTTGACTGCGGAATCATCTTCAAACATTTGCCCCGGCATCACATATCCACGAATAATACCATATCGTCCTTGAGCCATTTCTGCATATGAGTCAATAAGATCAACAATTCCACTATAATAATCATCTAACGCCTTATGAGCAGCAAACGATGATGTTTGAAGATGAAAAATATGTGCTTGATTACGACTGGACATTAACGTCCCAAGAAACTTTCCGAGCTGTTCCATATTATTTACCCTTATGTGACTTATATCCTTTTTTCTTCATGTAATATGCCATTGCCCACGGATTATCAATTTCCTTGTGTTTTTTCATGGCCTTAACAGTACCTTCCCAACCACTAGGAGCAGATTCATGAGCTAAATGTGGATCTTTATGAGCCCCGTGGTGATCTTTTGATGGTTCTAGATGATTACCTTCTTCCATATCATCCATAGGTTTATTTGCTTGATTATGTTCATGATAATTTGATGCGGCTTGATGAATATAATTTGCTGCATTCGTAATATGATCTTGAATCTTCGTGATCACCGTCGTTTTCTTTGATATTTTGATTAATTGCGTTCCGACGATTTTTTAAATATTCATCAGACTTATCAACATCACCGTCGTTATCAATATCCGAATCTTCTTTCCCAACGGGATCTAATGCTTCTTCTATATCCGAACGCCCTCGTAACGAATGTACTGGACGTAGATCTACCAACCCTGTCAATCTAATCATTATTGTTTTCCTCCACGGATGGCCTTACTAGTTGCCGTTGCCCATAAATAATCTATCCAATCTTCACCATGTTTTGCTTTAAATCTTTTAACAATTTTTGGATCAGCCTTCATTGCCTTACCAATTTTATCTCTACGAGCAATCTGAGATCCGTCCATTCTACGGCGTTTTTTTCTGTCGTATGGCTCCGGGACAGATTTTTCTTGCATTATTTCTGGATTTAATTCTCTCATTTCTGCAAGAGTCTTATAAATTTCTTCCATAATAATTTCTTCTAATTCAGCACGTTTCATACAAGTCTCCGTAGAGAAAAATAAAGACCATCAATATATAAATATAATTTAGTGATTTATTAGAATCATTTTATCCAATAAGCCACGAAATATTTTCGGTTTTTTCTACACCGCCAACTGGCATTTCATATGGGTTATAATCCAATCCAGATTGTTTAACTGCTAATGGAACCGTGTTATATGATGTTTTGTCCAATGCTAATTTAGTTAATTCAATACCTTCCATTCGTAATCGCAGTGCAGTATCTCGTACCCATAATCCAATACATAATGCAAGTACCAAATCGTCATTATACCCGTCCAGGGCCTCCGGTCTACCATTTTTCCAAATAAATGTTTCTAATTCTGAAATCATCCTAGATGACCGAATCGTAAACGAATTATCTAACATGTATTCTTTCAAACGAGCAATAATCAATGGACGGGTACGTTGAGAAATGGTAAAGCCGGGGACCATGTTTCGTTCTTCAGTTCTATATTTTCCACTTATTTGATGTTCTACATCAATATATTGTAAATCACGGGACATATAAAATAGATTACGATATCCACGATCAATTACTTGTTGAATTGCATTCCATCCGATAGAACTGTTATCGGGAATTAATAACCCGTCATTGTATTCCGTAGAAATAGACACTAACATATTACCAAATTGCTTTGTTTCTACCTTACCTTTGTATTCAGCTACTTGAGCAGAGGTTTCTACGTCCATCACATGAAATGCAGAATAATCTTCTCCGTCGCCACGAGCAACGTCTGCACATATTACGTAGGATTTACCGGGTTTCGGATATTCCCAAATCCACAGATTGCCGTCAAATCCTTGCTTAGAAATAGGATCTTGTACATAGGTTTTTTTGTAAAATTCAATGATATCAGGTGGAACTACCGTATTACCAGAAAAGATGAATGATGCATCATGTTCTTGTGATGCTTGCATTTCTCCCATAAGTTCCGTTTGACGATCACGCCACGCTTGATCACGCTCTGGATGCACTCTCCAATCCAACAATATAGGATTAAAGTTATTTGATTTGTTTTCTGCTTGTTGCCACATCTTATGAAAGAAATTACCAATACCATTGGGAGTGGACAATAGAATTGCTTGACCACCCGTTGATAGTGTACTTGATGCGGCCGTCCATATGATATCGGCGTCATCAATGAAAGCGCAATTGTGACTAACTATTCCGTTAGTTAAATATTCTTCTCCGTCAACACCCCGTAAATCAAATACT